CCTTCGTCTGGTCGATCTGGGCCTGCAACAGCTGGGCTTCAAGGTCGATTTTCTGCGACGTAGCCAGGAACTGGACAGCCGTTTGCAGCACCTGCTGCAGCTGGCCCAGGTAGACCTGCGCATACTCGGCACCCTTGATCGAGCCCTTGCGGAACTCGGCTTCGAGGTGCGCCTTGGAGGCGACCATCAGCTTGTCGAATACGCCGGTGCCGTCAAGGGCACCGGTGGTCAGGTCGTTGAGAGTGATTGCGGTCATGGTCTACCTGGTTTCCTTAGCTCTGGCCCGTGGCCATCACCTGCAGGCGTGCCAGCTTGTCCAGCTCGGTCTGGGTCAGCGGATCCAGCACTTCGATAGCGAACTCGCGGATCAGGCGACCACGGCGGACCTTCTGCTCACGGCCGGCGACCTTGACGGTTTCGTCGTAGAAGGTTTGGCACTCACGCGCGCGCAGCATGTTCAGGATGATGCGGGGGACGTGCCAGCCTTCGGTGGTGTTGAACTTCACGAACTTCTTGAAGGTGCCGATGTTGGCGTTGCCGGTGGTGAAAATCTCGCCGTCCCATTCTTTCTTGGCGGGGTTCATGCACTGGACGTTGATACGCACCAGTTCACTGGCTTCGCGCTTGATGCGCGCCTTCTTCTGGCCCAGCGTCTCGGCGGCGGCATCAGCCGGCTTCGCCAGATCGGGGGCTGCGGTCGGTACTGGCGCGCCAGCAGCGGTGTCGGGGTCCGGCTTGCCGTCCAGAGCAGCGTTGATCTTCGCGCGCAGCGAGTCAATGCCGATCGACGGGTGGTATTTCACGCCCATGACGTCTGCACGGCCCTTCAGGGTGGTCAGCTCGTCGACTTTCGGCAGTTCATTGCCGTTTTGCAGGTCTTCAACGTTCATTTGGTGCTTTCTCGATACGAATTAGGGGAAAGGGAGAGAGGTTGCCCCCTCTCCCCTGGCCGTATTACAGCTTGGCGGCGGTCAGGATCAGGCCGATGCGTTCCGGACGCAGGACCATGAAGCCGTAGTACCACTTGATGGACATGAAGCCCATTTCGCCATACGGATCGTTGCGATCCGCGGTTTCTTCGCTCGGCGCCTTGTGGTAGATCTTGAACTTCACGGTCTTGCCGTCGGTCTGGAAGCCGATGGTGGTGAACGACTGGTCACCGACAACCAGCATCGGGAACACGTCGTACTTGCCAGCGGTTTCGTAGCAGTCCGAGCTGTCCGAAGCGTCGGCACCGGCGCCGGCCCACTTCATCATTTCCGGAACCACGACGGTGCGGAAGGCGTCAGCCAGCATGCCGATCTCGCCGGTGACGGTCGAACCGCCAGCCGCGTACTTCTCGGTCGGGATGAAGGCGCGGTCGCCGTGCAGATCGACCATGCCGCGCACGGTCGGGATCAGTTCCGAGCCGATGTACATGATGCGGGCAGCCGGGATGACCTTGGTGTCGACCATGCGGGTGCCGGTGATCACGGTGGTCTGCTTCGGGGTGCGGTTGTTGTCCAGGTCGATCTCGAGGTGCATCAGGTCGCTGTACGACACGATGTCGTCATGACCGATGGTGGCCTTCGAGGTAGCGTTACCTGCGTACTTCACCACGCCGGCCGCGGTCAGCAGGTCGATCTGCAGTGCGTCTTCGGTGATTTCGCCCGCGCCGTTGATCATCTCGCGGTTGATGTGCTGCTGCAGGTCCGCGTCCGAGTCGAAGTCCAGGGATTCCTGGGTGTATTCGTCGAAGAAGCCGAACTTCTCGAAGGTGCCTTCCAGCTCCTTGCGCTTGAAGCCCACGCGGTTGACACGGCCGCCCGCTTCCGACAGCACCGGCAGTTTGCCGCTGATGGTGCCGACGTCCTTGCTGGAGCCGTACAGGTTGCCGTTGGCGATCTGGGCGCCGGTTGCATCCAGACCCTGCGAGTTGATGTTCTCGTCGTCCAGCAGCGGGATGTAGTGGTAACGCTTGATCTTCTTGCCCATGTTCTTGGGCATCGAGGTGACGTCGGCCAGCTGCGAGAAGAACTGGAGCTTGCGCAGCTCGATCAGTGCCTGCTTCTGGTAGTAAAACGCGGACAGCTGGGTGCCCATGGTCGATTGCGAGCCATCGGTGGCTGCGCCGTACTGACGTGCGGTAGTCATAAACTGGTTTCCTTAGAATTTACCGCCAGCGAATTGCTTGGCGAAATCCTCGTCCGACAAGGACAGAGGGTTGAAGTCCGGATCATTCTTTTTGCCGCTGTTGGCGGCCGATTTCACCGGCGCTACGGCGCGTCGTGCTGCATCACGCTTGCTGTCGTCAGCCTTCTTCGGATTCGCGGCCGCAACTACTGGCGCAGCTGGAGTTTGTTGGCCCTTCGGAGGCTGGCCGGCCTCGAGGTGCGCAAACTTCCCGCTCGCGTTCATTGCATCAGCGACTTGCCGGTATGCTTCCAGATAAGACAAGCCAGTCAGCTGACCAAGCATTTGTTGACGCTCCAGCTCCCCGCTCACCAGGTCATAGACGCCGTTCTCGACGTGTCCATTGAGCACCTTGATGATTGCAGGATTGGCTGCAACGACTTTCTTGCTGGCCGGGTCCAATGCCTTGGTCACGACGTCGATAGTGCGGTCGAAGCCAGCGGAGCCTTCAATCTCCGACATGACGGCTTCGAGTTCGACTTCAGCGTCGCTCGCGCGGTGGTTGCCCGGCCTATAGTCAGCTGCTTTCTCAGCAGAGAGATCCATCGGATCAATCTTGCTGTCATTCACCAGCTTATTGATCGCTGCCGGGTCGCGCCGGTGCAGGTCGATCAAGAAGTTGAGTTCTGCTTCACCGATCTGCGCGTTCTCCAGGGTGCGGAGCACGTTCAGCTTCGGCTTCAAACCTTGCATTTTCTTGTTGTAGTTCGCGCCCATCTGCATCAGCTGGCGGGCTTCGTCTACCGAAGCGACCTGGATGTCGCGGCCATTGGCCTTGAACGGTGCCAGGAGCTTCTTGTGTTCTGCTGCGAAGTCGACGGCGCCGGTTTCGGTCGCCTTGTCGTCTACTTTTGCCTTCCCGTCGGCGGCCGGAGCAGCTTTGCCGGCCGCTTCGCCAGTCGCCGCACCATCGTCACCCTTGCCAGCTTGAGCACCGTCGGTCGCACCATTCGGCGCGGCCTTGCCGTCGTCTTGCTTGCCATCGTCGTCACCTTTGTTGGCGTTCGCTGCGGCTGCCACAGCTGCAGCCTCTTCCTCGGCGCGGCGGGCTTCTTCTTCGGCGGCGAGATCGCGGCCTTCGTCGTTGGCATCACCACCTTGGGCGGTATCATCGCCTTCGCCGGTGGTCGAGGTGACTTCGCCACCATTCAGCTTGGCCAGGCCTTCCGGGCCGAGCTTCAGGATCTCGTCGTCCGACAGGTCTTCGATGTTGACTTGGTTATCGGTCGCCATGGTTATTAGCCTTCCGCCAGGATTTCAGCACGCATGGCTTCGACGTCGCCCAATTCCTTGTTCGACATGCGCGCCAGCGCGGCGGTATTGTTGAAGAACTCGTTCAGCGTGCCGATCGCGTCGATGTCACGGGTGATGGCCGCTTGATGCTCGGCCGTCTGCATGTCAGGCGATGCTTTCAGGTGGACCAGGCGCACTGCTTCGTCGCGGAGGTAGCCATCGACGATCAGTTTGTTGAAGTCGCGGTTCGAGCGCAGACGATCCAGGGCGTTGCCCAGTTCGACGCGCTTCTTCGCGCCTTTCTCCTGGCGATCCAGGGCTGCAAGCTGTTGTTCGTTATTCATGTCGGGTCTACCATTGCTTTCTGTAAGGTAATAGAGGCTGCTTCGGCGCTACTATAATCGAGTTCAGTATTTTTTTAAAGCAATTATTGCCCGCTGGACTCAGATTTTGGCGCAAAGTGTGCCTTTGCAGCCTCCAAAGTCACCGCATGGGCCGCTTCACGGTCCTTTTCCTGCAGTTTTCGCTCCTGCGTGACGCCCGACTCCTGCTCCACGAAGTCCAGGTTCTTCTTGTCGGTGTCGGCCTTGATGTGGTCCGCTTTCGCGGCCTCGGTGCCGGCCTTGACGCTGTGCAGTTGGGCATTCGAGCCTGCTGCGGCGGCTTGTGCATTGGTCAGGTTGATCTGAGCCTGAAGCAGGGCCATCTCCAGCTGAGCTTTTTGCACGGCCATCGGGTCCGGCTGGGGCTGATAGCTCTCCAGCTTCTTGGCCAGGTCCGGCATCTTGCGCAAACGGCAGATGTCGCCCAGGATCATGCGGCGGACGGTCGGATCTTCCTGCGGGCCGACGGTCTGGAGCATGAAGGACAGCTCGCGCGCCTTGTTGTCGTCCTCTTCGGCGGTCGAAATCGACAGCTCGAGGTCGAAATTGCCGGCCAGGTCGTCCCGCTTCACCTTCACGAACTGGTCGTTGGTGATCCGGACCACTTCCTCTTCGCTCAGGAACACCGCGTTCATGGCGATGATCTTGCGACCGATGGTCGTGACACCCTTGGCCAGGCGCCGCAGGATGCCGGTTTCCCGTTTCGAGCTTGCGTCGAGCGCCCCGCGCACACCCGCGGCGACGTCGCCCAGGGAGTTGCCGCTGACGCCGGCCGAGAACGACTTCACGCCGGTCATGGATTCGGCTTCGGCCTGCTGCATCTGCACCATGAGCGGCGCCGACTGGGGGATCTCCGGGAATTTGTGCATGAACACACCTTCCACAGGGTTCACGCCCGGGTTGAACTCGTAGTCCTTGCCCTGCTCGAACTTGCGGCGGTTGGTCGCGTCAAGCATGTCCTTGCGCACGCCCGTCTGGGCGTTGGCCGACTTGCCCATCAGGTCGATCATCCCGCGCGTGACCGCGCCGATGATCTTCTGGTTGTCTTCCAGCAGCGCGCCGTCCGGCTCACCATAGTTGGAGCGACGCTCCGGCAGGTATTGAACCAGGACGAAGGGGATCTGCTTGTCCGGATACGGGTTGTCTTCCAGGCGGATCAGCACGTTGCCGATCCAGGCGGCCACGATCGGCTTGACCACGCCGGTGCCGTCGATGTCCCAGTAGCCCCAGTATTCATAGACCACCATCTTCGCGCGCGCTTCGTCGCTGAAGTTGAAGTTGGTCGCGGCGATGTCGGATGCGTGGTCGGGCTCGGCCAGCGGGGAGTTGCTGCTGGGTCGCACCTGGTCCAGCTTGTGATAGCGGCCGTCCTTCTTCAGGTCCGACAGCGACGACTCGAAGCTGTAGATGACGAAGGTGGCGTTCTCGATCTTGCCCTTGGCGGTCGGGTCGATGTAGACGTTGCGGTAGTCGCACACCTCGACGGTCGGCTGGTTCTTGACCGTGCGCATCTTCTGCACGGTTTCGTAGCCGGTGACGATCGGGCGGTAGGGCACGCCTCGCTGGACCGACATGTCGTAGGCCTGCTTGACCTCGGGCGGCACATCCGTCTCGTACTGGCTGGGTGAAGTATGCTTGAGCATATCCACCTGCTGGATGACCGGGGCGAAGTTCTGGTCGAACTGGAACTGCACGACCGGCTGCTGGTCCAGGTACTCTTCCTGCTGGAATTCCCAGCCTACCTTGACCACGACCGTGCCTTCGTCGACGGCGGTGCGCACGTACTCGTCGATGAACGATACTTTGTCGATTTTCGTGTTGAACTGATGGTTAAGCACCATCTGGTTCTGCTGGGCGGCCTCGCGGTCTTCCCAGCTCACTGGCTTGACGTTGAACACGTCGCTCGTGCTCAGGAACGGCTCGCTCAGCGCCGGATAGCGCCACTCGGCCTGCTTCCGGATCAGCTTCGGCTGGACTTTCGAGTTGCCGTCGGGCGCCTTGATAGCGGCACGGCCGGTGACGTTGCGGTTATCGAGCCAGTTGTCGATCTTCCCGAGCTGGGCCGAGTGGATTGAACGCGCATCTTCCAGATGCTGCTTGAGATCAGTCAGCTTGGGCGCATTTGCCCACTGCGGAAACGGCGTTTCTTCCGTTTTCTCTTGAATTTCTGGGTTCTCGTCGAGCTCAGTCATAGTTGGCCGTGGTAAATTGATGTTCCACGGCATTATCCCCACATTGTTTCCCTCAGTAAAGGAATTTCCATGAAGATACAAGCATTACGTCCCGATTTCCAACTTCCAACCCGAGGTACGCAGCATTCAGCGGGCTTCGACATCTACATGCCCGAGGCTGGATCGGTTAAACACGGGGAGAAGCTGCGCATTCCGCTGGGTTTCGCCACCGAGATCCCGGAAGATTCGGTCGCCTTCCTGTTGCCGCGCTCCGGCGCCGGCTCGCGCGGGCTGGAACTGGTCAATACCTGCGGTGTGATCGACGCCGACTACCGCGGCGAGTGGATCGCCAACGTCACCATGGGCCTGCCCGGGGAATTTGCCTGGGAAGCCGGCGAGCGCGTGCTGCAGATGGTGGTCACCGCGCGCTACCGCGGCGGCCTGGAGCTGGTCGAGTCGGTCCAACCGAGTGAACGCGGTGCTGGCGGTTTCGGTTCGACCGGGGCATAATCGAGTTTCTGCGATTACACGTTACAACGGCCCCGAAAGGGGCCGTCTTTTTTTACGGGAAGCCTTTCAGCGAGGCCCGGGTGTTGTGCGTGCCCCGGTCGACCTGGATCCCCGCATTCTCCAGCGCCTGGCAGGCGGCCTCGAACTTCGCCGCGTAGTTGTTGCCCGCGTGAAACTCATTGCTCATGCCGATCGGATTGTTCACCCGGGACGCCACGAAGTACAGCAGCGCCTCGAGGTGGCTGTACGGGAGCTCGAGCACCGCGCGCGCCGGGTCGAACGTGCCGAACGGGACCGCGATGATCGGGTGGTTGGCCCGGTACACCACCGTCGCCTTGTTAATCCGCAGCCAGAACGGGGTATTCGAGTCCTGATTCACCACCTTGTCGGGCATGACCAGCATGGTCAAGCTCGGCGTCATGCAGGAATACTCGTCGGCCGCGTCGTTGACCGGCATGTCGCTCCCGAATTCCGTCAGCACCCGCTCGACCTTGTGGATGTCGTCCTGGAACGGCGCCGCCGCGGTGTCCTCGATGTAGCGCAGGACTTCCCGGGACCGACGATTCGCCGCCGCGAACGCGCTCGACAGCTGGTACTGGGCCTGGCCCGGTTGCAGCGCCAGCGTCAGGCGGCCTTCCTTCAGGTTGAAGCGCCGGTACAGCGTCGTCAGGCCCAGGTTGACGTGGGCCAGCACCGTCTTGTAATTTTTGTCATTGATCACGCCGGCCGCCTCGCCGGCGATCGACAGCTGGGAGAACTCGCCAGCAGTGAGCTGGTCGAAGACGTCTTGCAATTTCATAGTTGTCCTTTAAACAATGTAAGATCCCATGCGGTCGCCCGCGGTGTTGTCGTCCTCGATGTCCCACATGCTGCCACCCTGGCTCACCGGCGCCACTTCCTCGGTGGGCTTCCAGGCTTTCATCGACGACAGCATGGAGATCGTGTCGATGAAGTCGTCGTGCTTGCTCTTGAAGCCCCCTGGCGAAGCCAGGGAAAGCTCGGTAACCGCTTCGGACAGCGTGGGCTCGGTCTTGCACTCGATCGGGAAAAAGACCTTGTGCATCTTGAAGAGCGGCACTACGGTGTTGAAGCGCGCCAGCTTGTTCGTGTTCGGGCGCAGGCCCGGCCGGCCGCCGTTGTTGTCCGAAGCCAGGTTGAAGAAGATGTTCCGGTCGATCATCTTTTCCTGGATCCAGGGGATGAAACCTTCCTGCTGGCCGGACACCTCGATGCCGACGGACTGGGGCCGGTACATCTGGGCCAGGCGGAACAGGTCGTCCCAGAACTTGTTGATGTCTTCGCGGTAGCAGACGCCATCGACCCAGAACCAGTCGCCGTTGTTCGAGTAGGCCCAGACCGAGATGACCTTGTAGTCGGCGGCCTGCTTCGTCGACGTCGCCAGGTCGGTCGTGATGTAGAAGTTGAACCGACCCTTGTTGCGCAGCACCGCGTCGCGCTTGTACCACTGGATGTCGGAGTCGAGGATCAAGCGGTCCTCGTCGGACATAATGCGCAGCATCATCTCCTGGTTGAACGTCTCGACCTTGCCCAGCTTCACCGCCTTCTCGTACTGCCCCTTCACATAGTCGAACGTGAAGCGGTCAGGCCAGCTCCCCCGGAACTCATCCCGGGTGCAGGGGAAGTTCTCGCAGACCGGGAACACGTTGACCGCCCATGCGCCGGACTCGACGGCCTTGTACAGCGGGTCTTTGGCGTTGAACGGCGTGCCGGACCAGATCATCATGTTCTTCTTCGGGTGCAGCGCGTACTCGACCGCCTTGTACACGGTGTCTTCGACCGCGGCGATCACAGTGGCGCTTCGTGCATCCTCGTCGCTGATCAAGTCGTCCAGCACCGCGAGCTGCGGGCGCTTACCCATCTCTTTCGCACCACGAACACCGGTCTTGGCGCCATAGCCCTTGACGATGAACACCTTGCCGTCCGCATTCTTCCACTCCCACCGGATGTCGGTGAAGTGCGCATAGGGCACCCACTTGCGCAGGAAGTCCGAGTTCTCGTAGCGGAACTCCAGGTTCTTCCGCATGTTCTTCACGCCGTTCTCGATCGAGTCGGAGACGTAGAGGGCAAGGTCCACCTTGCCGAAGCCAGGGAGCTCACCATACGTGGCGATGAACAAGAACAGGTACTCGCCCATCACGGTGGTCTTGGCGATACCCCGGTGGCACAGGTTGATGATGCGCCGGCCGCCCTGGGTGATCGTGTCGAGCATCCGGTAGTGCACGGTCGGCGTCTTGTTTTCCTCGCCGTCCACCCCGTTCACCAGCTTGATGAAGTTGACGAACAGGAGAGCGAAGTCCGACGGGATATACCGCGGGTCGATGCTGTAGTCAGTGGAGTTCAGGTACTGCTCAACCGTCCACGGCGCGACTGATTCGATCACCGCCTGGACTTGAGCATCGGCATGCGCCGCATTGGTCATGCCGATCATTTACTACCTTTCCGGAGCAGTTCGGCCAGCTGGTCCAGGCCAAGCTGGGACGCCGTGTTGCCGGCCACGTTGACTGCCGTTTTGCGCAGCGACGGCGCGGCGGCCACTTCCCCGATCAGACCCTCGATCGGCCGCTGGGCTACCGTGAGCTTACCAAATGCCGGCACGGCGCCAATCGCCGCCAGAGCCATGGCCAGCTTGTCGCCCTCGCTCGCGGCGTCGTGCATGGTCCCCATCGCGGAGCCAAAGGCGGTGAGCGGGTTCACCGCGCGCCCGATGCGCGCCATGGTGCCCGGGTTCGTCGCCTCGAACCGCGCATTGTCGGCCGACCAGTAATCGCCGGCCTCGGTCAGCGGATTGTTCTGCCCATACCGTGCCAGCCGTGCGATCCAGTCGTTATCCGCCATATCTGCTTTCAGTCCCGTTGAACATGACGTCGAGGCTGAACAGGAACATCACGGCCCCGACTAAGACGCCGATCCCCACACTGGCCGTCAGCAAAGCTGCGGCCAGACCCACCAGGAAGCCAGCAATGAAAGCGAAGAGGCAGCCGACCACCACCGCCTCGACCGTGTACACCCGCTTGAATCCGCGGCCCCGGCTCATGGGCTTACCTGGTTTCCGTTGGTGTCGAACACCAGCTTCTGGTGCGCCACGTCCTGGGCATTCATCATGCCGGACTCGAGCATGCGCCGCTGCATGGCGACCAGCTCCATGGTCGTATCGCGCAGCGCGCTGATCGTGCCATCTTCCTTCGTGCCGATGTCCAGCTCGACCTTCTTCACCTCGGGCGGGCGCAGCTGCGTCATCACCGAGTTGGCCGCGTCACTGCGCACCTTCTCGCTCTTGGCCGTCAGCATCAGCTCGCACTGGACGTTGAGCGCCTTCTGGTACATGTCCATGTTCAGGACATGCACGGGCACCAGCGTCTGCTCGAAGATCAGGTTGACCAGCTTGCCCTTGTTGTAGGCCGTGACGTAGCTGGCGATGTCCTTGGCCGACACACCCTCGCCGGCGAACCGCTGGATCTTGTCGGGGAACGTCTTGCTGTAGGCCTCGATGTTGGTGGCGCCCATCAGCTTGAAGCTGACATAGCGCACCGCATCCAGGTACTGCTCGATCCTGAACTTCCCATCCTGCATGACGCTGGTGTAGGAGATCAGGTTGTTCCGGTAGAACTCGAATTCCTCTGGATTGGCCAGGACCGTGTTGATCCGGTCGATCAGCTCCTGGTTCACCGACTTCTTCACCTTCTCAGGTAAAGCTGCACGGAGTTCATCAGCGGTCATGGTCATGTGAGTTAGGGTATCGGCTATGTATAGCCGGCATTATTGCACAAGACCGATTGCAGTGGGGAAAGTGTTGCGCATGAGGAACCCCCAACTTTTGGGGATTTTTCTCATCGGCTTACGAGTGCAGGGCTGAAGGTTCCGGAGCAAAAAACCGAAACTACCCCCCCCCCGGGTCGATTTCCAAAAAGAATTACTTGCCTAGAAATTCATAGGGCGCTTCGCGCATGTGGTGGATGGAATTGATCATCCGTCCTTAACCAACTACCTAGGAGTTATCAAATGTTCAAGATGTTTGCCCAAGCCTTCTCTGCTCTCACCGTGTTCTTTGCTGCATTGGAGAACTTTGCCATGGCCTTCTTCCACCTCAGTACGTGGGGCAAGGAAGCAGCAGGCGCATTCGCAGATGAATCGAAAGTCGAACGTGACAAGAAGATGGCAGCACTCCAGCACAGCATGCAGCAACAAGCAGCAGCACTGGCCAACAACAGCAGCACCAACACCACGCTAATCGCAGGTCAGACCACTGCTACGCAAGCACCGTAATACCAGGCCATGTCTATCACCACCATCATCGTGGTAGGCATGGTCGTTCAGGCCATGTCATCCCTTTCCGTTTACTTCTTTCTCCTGAGGCCTTATCGTGACCAATCAACAGTGGCTGTTCGTATTCATGACCCTTCTCGCTATCGCGGGCTGGGTGTGCGCATCCGTAATGCAGCATCGGCTCTACAAACTGCAGGCTCGTGTTCGTGGCTACGTCCTCGACACCACCATCGAACGGCTCACCAAGCAGGTTAGCAAGCTGTGAAGGCCAGGGACACCTACGGGTGTTCCACCTTTTTTTACACACCACACACTACACACCGAGACAGTACATCCATAGCACGGTCATCCACTGATCATGCACCCTTCGGGCATGTGATGGATCATCCCTCAACTCAGTCTCAATCAACTGGAGCATCACATGCGCAAGTACATCTCACCGAACGTGGCCTTCTTCATGGGCGTCTTCATGCTGATCTCGGCCATGGTCTACACCAGTGTCATCGCATCGACCTTGGACCTGACCACGCTTGACCGAAGCACACGCTTCATCTTGGGCATTCCTGTCTACTGCCTCACCATCTCAGCGACCTACGCCATGGTATGGGCCGCGATCATGAAGCCGAAGCTCAGGTTTTCAGTGGAAGCTGACGCTTGGGTGCTGAAGCAGGGCTAGTCTCAACTCAGTTGCCATATAGTCCGTCAGTAAGCACTCACTCCACCCCTCAACTCGAACCGATATACACCCGA